TGGTAAATATCTGCCTTATCGTCGTGAGTTCCAGGAAGGAAACCAATTTCTCTTGTAGCAACTAGAGAACGAACCAAGTAGATTTTTTCGTAGGGAGTTCTTTCATCAAGGACATCTTTTAAAGCATTATATAATGTAATAAAAGTTTTGCCTGTTCCAGCGCAACCGTAAGCAATCAAATGTTTTTGTTCTTTATAAGAATTGAATAACTTTTTTTGATTCTCTGTAAGTGGTTCAATATCGATGAGATATTCAGAACTCAGTGGTTTTTTACGCTTCATTTGACGAGTTGTAAGACCAACCCCGATTGGTTGTTCTGCTCTTTTTCTTCTTGCCATAAGTGGTTATAGTTTTTTTACAGTTGATCCAGGTGCTTTGCTTGCTTTAGAAAGTACTTCATTCCACGAAGGGTGCTTAGAGGTTAATTTGTTCCTCCAATCTCCGACTTCTTGAGCGGCAGCACACCCTTTACTCCAATCTTTATCCCAGTCCGGATTATCTTTTCTCCACTGGTCGTAATCGGCAATAGTCATGCTCAATTCTTTTTCTTCACCCGTTTTAAGGTTTTTAACTGGATATAAAGGCATTTTCAAAAGTTTTGTATAAAAAATTATTTATTGGTATTTCTAGCAAAGGTTCTTCCTCTTCGCCATCCTTCAGGAACTTTAAAGTCTTTAAAAACATATTTACTTTGAATACCATCAGTAATCCACATCATAACACTTTTTCCACTATTCCAAGATTTTTTACCATACATATGATTTTTTTCTCCAAGTTGCCTCTCACTCATTTTTTTCTTCGCTTCCTCAGTATGCCTTTTTCCATACATATGGTTTTTTTCTCCACATCTACCATACATATGATTTTTTTCTCCTTTTTGACGGTTACTGAACATTTCTAAAACTTCCTTTGTGTGCTTATACCCATAGGCAGGATGCTGTACGCCAATTTTACCATACATTGGATTATTTTTACCATATGAAGAATGATAAAACTTTTTAGAAGTTTGTTTTGCTCTATTCGCAAAATGAGGATTTTTATCTACTTCATAAAAATGGTGAAGAATACATTCTGTTTCCAACGCTTCTTCTAGGTTATCAAAAGTTTCTAAAATAATCTTTTGAGTTGGACTAAAAGATTTATCTTTAAAACTTCCAAAGTAATTTACATCTTCTTCTGGAAGGCATTTGCATTCTCTTTTTCCAATATAACCCCTCCCGTATTCCTCGTAGGAATAATACACATAAAAGTGTTTCATACTACTCTTGACTTGGTGACACTGTTATTTATGTTAAAAGGAGACATTGCTGCCTCCTCATTTTACCTGAAATGTGTCACCAAGTCAAGGCAATATTATTTAGATAACCCATTCTGCTTCACCACCAAGTGCTTCATAACAAATAGGGAACTGTTCAGCAAAAACTGCTTTACACGCCTTTGCAATATCCATATGCTCTCGCTGAGTTCCTGACTTTTCGCGGAGAGCAATATAGGTTATCCATGACCTGCAAGAGCCACTCATATAGATACGTGTGGGCGTCGCTAAGGGCAATACAAACCTTGCACACTCCTTTGCTACCCCCGCCTCTAGAAGACGCTTGTAGAGGGCGTTAGCGGCGGCAAAATGCTCAGAGATTTCTCCCTGGAGTTTCAGTTTGACGTAATCGGGAATATCATCAATTGAGTTCTGACGATTCTTAGTATCTTGACGACGAAGATCTGGAATGGGAATGTATTCAGTCAGAAGATTTGTATCGGCATAGCGTTGCGAAAATTCTTGATATGTAAAGCTCCTATGACGAAGAATTTGTGCCGCAATACCACGGTTTGTTTCAATCTCAAGAGTCATAAATGCCTGCTCAAATACAGACCAATGATTATGCTTGATGCAATAACGAAGCAACCCCGCATAGTTTTCATTATCTTGGTTACTAGGATTAGAGACTCTAGCAACATACGCCATTGTCTTTTCTGCATCGGGAGTAACACTAATGAGTTTTACAGTCATTTTTTTCCAAATCCTTTTGATGTTTGTGCTTCTAGTTCTTTTATTTGCTCCTTTACCGCACGGAGTTGTGCCTTCATTTCTTGAATTTTATCATCATTATAAAGATGATCTTGCTTGATCAGTCTCTCAAGAAGTTTTACAAGTTTCTTTGCTCTTGATGTATCAGTCATCTAAATCCGAATCCTCAAAAATTTCATCGTAATCTAAAAGTGGTCTTTTTCTCACATCTGGTTCTGTATGTTTGTAAGCAGAAATATCAGAATAAACTTCTGCTTTCAGAGAATCAACCAATAGTTCAAGATTACGAACGATGAGTTTTAGTTTGTCTTTGTCCATAAGATACCATTCTCTCTCAGGATTTTAGCATAAAAAAAGGAGGGGATCAACCCTCCTTTTGATTTACTTATAAATCCACTGGATATACAGTGATAATAAAGTAATAAAAGTAGCAGACGCAACTGTAATTTGTGCGATGATTAACATCACTTTGCCCCTGCGTTTACAAGCAGTGCTTGATGACGACGATTCTCTTTCTGCTTTTGCTCTTTGATGAGTTGAAGCACATTGAGTTTTTTCATCACTTATGACCCTCCTTTACAAACTTAACACCACGATAGGTTTCGTTGTATTGTTGGGGTTGTTGCATCATTTGCTGTTGATACTCAAGACGCTTTTGAGTATCATACTCTACGCCTCTGTATACGACTTTAGACATTAGGTTTTCTCCTTAGTTTTTTAAGTTAAAGAGCGTTCCTTCAGTCGGCGTTTGCGTTCGCTATTTGCGAATAGCGAATGAACGATCCGTTCCGCGTCGGCTTACTTCCGTCAGAGTTTTCTCTGATGAACGTAAGGTCATTATAGACCTTTTCAAGGTATATATCAATATAAAATTGTATAATCTGTTACAATTTTATAAAATCTTAAGAGTCAAAAAAATTGCCGGGATTTTTTCCCAGCAATTTGTAAACTATTTTCTCTTTTTCTTTTCGGGAGATTTATAACCCCAGAGTTTTGGATTGACTCTCCCATAACCAAAGTCAATACTCTTTAGATTCCCACGAAACTTATCCCAATACATATCAAACAGTTTGATTCTTCCGCCACGAGTAAGGTCAAAACAAATCTTATCATCAATCATATACTTAATAATATAGGCATCATTGGGTGCATCTTTCGTGCAGACTTCAGCATAGGTCCCACCTTCAATCAGAATCTCACAACCGTAGCGTGACTTACAAGTTTCCTTTTCTGCGGGTGTCCAAGAATCCATATGCTTTTCTTTATTTTGTGCTTTTTCAATTACATCACCAAGTTGACTCACGAACGACCTCCCCACTGAATATCGGGATACGCCTCCGAAACAATCTCCTTCGTAATCTTATACTTTGTTTGAAGTTGCTTATCTTTTACAAGACAAATAATTTCTGCTTCAAGGGGATGAAGACCTTCAAGAATGGAAATAAACATCGATTCTCTACGAATATTATTTAATCCATCATTTCCACCCTTGATGAAGTGATAGAAATTTTTATACTCTTTACGAATCGTAGTATGCCCTTGCTTATCACTTGCTCCCATAGAAAAAGATCCCGTTTCGTGCATTTTACGCACTTCTTCAGTAATCTTAGTAGTTAGAGTACCACTATAAGAAGTTTGATTTTCATAACCAGAATATGGAACAGGTCCATCTGGAAGCATGGAAATTACTGACTCATCAAAATTCCAAATGAAAAGAGCTTTTAATGAAGGATGCTCGTACTTCTTAAGTAATTCTACCTTTTTAGCATTTGATCTCTGCCTAGACACAAGATCAAGTACTTCAAAAGAAAAGGGATTGGAAGGTAGATTATCAACTACTGGGGCAGCAGTTTTTTTAGTAGTAGCAACTTTTGGTTTAGTTGCCGCTGTTGTCGTCTTCTTCTGTATCTTCGTAGTCATAATAGTTCTCAAAGTTAAATGCAATCACCTCATCTGGAATCAGGTTTCCCTGCGAATCAAACATTTCGGGGTGAGGTCTTGGAATTTCCCGATAGTTCATCATGTATTCTCTTGCTACCCAACCAGTTACAAGTCCCACTATAAGAAACAAGACGGTTAAAAATGAACCGAAAACTAAGCTAACTGCGAGCATTTGTCTTTCTCCGGGAAACTACTTTTTTCTTCCTAGATTTAAAGGAAAATTCAAAATAGATAGTTACTTCCCGATTCAGAAAGCAAACTATCTTTTCAAAGATGATGTGAAATGGTTGAGTTTGCTTTCTTCTACCTCCAGTTAGGAGAATTTCAACACCACGGTTTCTGTGGTCTGATTTATTTATGTTCGTATCAGACAATTTGTTTTTCTTTTAAAAATTTAACGGTATCAGTACATCCACCAAGTTTTTTATCATCACAGATGACCTGAG